TCGGCGTATCGGGGAACCGATCCGGTCGCTGCGACCGTCGCCATGCACCGAGCCCACGGCGAAGCGTCTTCAGATCGTCAGGATGAAGCGAATCAACATCCACACCCATGGCCTTCCGTGTCGAGCCGTCCGCGCTGAGCACGAGGGTTTCGCCGCAGTCCTGGCAAATCGCGAAGCGGCCGACGACGGTGTGCCACTCGTTCAGGCTTTGGCAATTTGAGCACATCACCGCCCTCGCAGCAGCTTTCCGTAGCGGTTGCCGGACGTGTGCTCAGGAGCGTGCGGTCGGCCGCTGCGCTCCGACTGTCTGGCGCGGGCGTGTTCTGGGAGCTTGCGTTCTTTCGTCTTCGCGAAGTCGTGTAGTTGCCGGTCTGACATCTTGAGCACGCCGCGGTTCTTCGCCGACACCTGTTCGGGGTGATGTTCGGCGATTGCCATGAGTTGGCGCTGCGCCTTCGACCGTGCAGGCATGGGCAGATTCTAGCACCGGTCGAATCGATCCGTCCCACACAATGTCGTACTCGCGCCGGCCAATCGTGATCGTTCGTTGAGGCATCGGCGCGGGCTCGGCACGCATCAAGGCGGCCAGGGCTTCTTGCTTCTCGGCGAGTCGAGCCCGTTCAAATTCGGCCACCGACCGGTGCACACCGAGTTCGCGCCAACAGGTGCGACACAGTCCACGGAACTGCACCCAACGCGTCTGACAGCGACGACAGAGATCGCCGGGGGGCATCGCTAGTCCATGCTGATTTCGTAGTAATAGGGCCCGAGTGGTTTCGATGGATCGATTTCATCCTCCTCGCTGAGAGAGGCCATGTATTCAGCTTTCGTTGCCTCTCTCAGAACGAGGAAGGGTTGTACATGATAACCGTTGTAGTAAATCCGCTGGTTGGTCACACGCTGACCCACCGTGAGCGGCATGTCGCCGTGAATGATTGGCATTAACCTGTCCAGTGTTCCGGTTGCCGTTGCCACTGCGGCCGCTTCTTGACCGCCACGACTTCGGGTAACCCAAACGTCAACGCCAACGCATCGGCCAAGTCTGGCGACCGCCCGAGTCGTTGCTTGACCTGCTCCTTTGGCTCGAGCTGAAACTTCCCGCCCACAAAGGTATACGTCGGCGTCGACAATTCCGCAATGAGTTCCTGTACGTTCGGCAACCACCCGCCCGACTTCACCCACTCCGCCATCTGGAACCACATCTCCGCCCGGCGGTTTTTGTACCGCTCGTCCAACCCCTTCGCATGAAACTGTACGTTGACCGGGGCTTGCCCGCTCGCCTTGAGAACGTCCGCCGCGCCGGCTGCCCAGCCGCCCGTGGCATCCACGATCACCGTCGTGGTGTGATAGATGCCCTGCTGCTCGAGCACCTTTGTCGCGATGTCCGTCGAGACCGCCGAGTCGCGCGCATGCCGCATGACCTTCGGCTCAAAGGCGCGTCGTCCTTGCCGTGGGAAGATCACCGTCCGATCATCGCCATAGCGCGCCACGTCCAGCCCGAGGCGGCCTTGGGCCCAGCTGTACGCATCCGCCGGCAGCGAGACCTTCATCGCCGCCATCACCTCTTCGGGCCCCATGAGGGAGTTCAGCGACGACGGCGGGAACTTGCCGAGGATGTAGGACATCACCCACGGGTTGTCGCGGCCGTAGGTCTCAATCTGGCTCTTGGCCCACTCCTTGGGTCCGGGCCCAAGCCGTGGGGAATGCACCCACGCGTCAGGATCATCCGGATCGCCCGTCACCGGGATGACGGTCCACTGGTGGGCGAGCTTCGTCGCCGCGGCGTAGAGCATCCCTTCCAGGCTGATCGGGTTGCCGGCTTGGAGGATCTTCCCGAACTCGCAGTTGGACAGCGCTTGCTCCGCCGCCCGTAGGACCGTCACCGGAATGGCCCCAGACTCGTCCACGACCGCCAAGACGAACTTGGAATGCAGCCCCGAGAGGGTCTTGCCCTGTTCGTCTGGTGTCGCGCTCTTGGGCCAGCTCCGGGCCGAAAAGAACCACGTCTCTGGGCGCTCGACCGCCACGATCCGTTCCCGGTTCCACCGGAACGCCATCCGCAACAAGGGCGAGCGGTCCTGCCACTTCGCCAGCTCGGGCCACAGGTTGTCGTTCAGATTGTCCGACGTGATGCTGACCGCGGCGCCCTTCGGGTCTTCCCCTTCATCCCCGTAGCAGCACAAGAAGTTCCAGACGCACCAGGCCAAGACGGCCGTCTTCCCTGGTCCGGTACAGGCTTGCAGGCTGATGCGGTTCTTTGTGGGATCGGCAAAGGCTTGCAGGGTCTGCACTTGCCAGCGGTCTGGCTCAACGCCGAACTGCTCGCGGACGAACAGCTCAGGATGGAGCCGCCACTGCCGGATCTTCAGCCCTTCTGGGGTCACAGTCAGCCGACTTGTGCAGGAGCCGTCCAACCACGCGGAAGAAAGAGTTTCGAGTAGGGGGCATCATCAAGCCCAATGGCTGGTCTGAGAGCGACTGCGATACGCCGCTGGGCCGTATCACGCTTCGTCGTTAGGATAAAGGGTAACGAGGCCCATGCCTGTCCATGAAGTAAAAAGGCTGCGACTTGGCCCCTCGGTCTGGACTTTTCCTTTCCGGTCCAGGTATATGGACGCCAACATCCGCGTGAGTCTTGAAGCCGAATAACCGTGCCTTTCGCCATCAAAGCCGTACTAGCCATTTCCATACGCTGAGTCTACCTCATATTTACTAATGATTTTCAGGATCGTTGCTTTCGCCTCGGGCGCTCAGAATGGCTTGTTTCAGGGTAATCTCCCCCTGGACGTGATGCTCGAGCGGCTGTTCCTTTGGTTTATCGAGCGCTCGGTTCAGCAGATCGGCCGACGCAGCGGTCGACGGCAGACGCTCCCACACTTCCACGAGTTCGTAGTCCTTCTCGGCCAGCTTCCGGGCCTTCGCTTCGGCCAACCGGATGAACTTCCCCGTCGTCCGATCCCGGAGGACGAGGAACTTTAACCCTTTAGATGCGGCGATTTGCGCGTCCAGGATACCGTCAATCTCGGCTACCACGCGACGGAGCAAATGCTCCCGCGCGGCTTCCTTCTCCAGCGTGGCGTGATGCTTCTGCCCCTTCTGGATGCCGCCGAACCGAGGATGACCGGGCTTAAATCGATGACGTGGCACGACTGTTGTGTGAATTGTAGATCAGCTCGCGAGGCTCATGGCGTCTCCGGCGCGGGCGTGCTGAAGTGACATTCGGACATCGGCGACTCTCTTAATTGTCGCAACTCCTTTCTCCGCATCAATGTCAGCGATCACGCCGAACATGAAACGAACATCCCACGGACTCGTTTGAACCTGCGTATCGTTCGCATAAAACGAAGGTAAGTCAGCGGGCGCGATCACGTTCCGATTCACGTTTGCTCGCACCGCTACGTTGTCCTCACTCATTACAATCTCTCCCAATGCGCTCACCGCGCAGTCGCTTCATGACCGACGAACGTGGTCGATGTTGTGGACGCTGCCGAGAACGCGAGCGTGCGTTCTGTGCGTGGCTTGAACATCACTACGTTATTTGCCACGGCCGCACCCATCACCTGTTGCGGTGTTGCAGACGCAGACCCTTTCTGCATTGTTGAAGACTCTGCGAAAATAGGATCTTCAGAGAACGGGCGGCGATTGAGGCTGTCTCGCCCGAATCGATCAATATCGGGAAGAGTCGCGCCAAATTCTTCGAAGCGCACGACGAGAACCATATCGAACGCCCGCGCTATTTTCCTGAGAGTGCTCACCTTCCACGTCGAATTGTTCACATCTTCAAGAGTGGAAATCTGCGACTGCTGCATGCCGGCGCGTTCCGCGAGAGCCCTTTGGCTCAATTTGAGTCGTTCGCGCAGGACTTTGATTTGTGTCGCAGTATAAGAATCCGCAAAGGATTCCATGTAGGTGTGGCGGTACTCAAAGGACGATTTGAAACGTTCTAGGAGTTTAGCTATCAGAGTCATCGTCATCCCAAAGCAATCGTCGTTTGGACGGGTCAGCGATAATTTCTTGTCTGCGCGCTTCTGCGCCGTGAAGTCGTGGGCCGTTCCCTCGCGCTTGCTTGAACGTTTAGGCATGGCCCAGTATACGGCTTACAGAACGTGGAGCCGCCGCTCTGAGATTTCG